AAAGGATTTATCGCCAATAAAATCGCGATCGAAAACCTGCTTTTCGAATCCACGCTGCATGTGAATGTGGACGATCTGCGACGTGACAAAACCGGGCAGATTATGCTACGTGTCGATGAGCAAGCAGAACGCGCGCTGACTCATTGGGACAGCCTGCTTTCCGATTTGATTCTTAATGCTGAATCGACCATTTGCTATGATAGCCAGTATTTCTTCGATACGGACCACGTCACTGCGGGTGCGGACAACCAGACCGCGCAGTCCAATGATATCTCCTTTGATGTCGACGGGGCAGAGAACGCTTCGGTTCCGGCTGCCGAACAGGGCACCGCGACCGATCCGGGGGTTCGTACCTGCTCCAGCGCAATTATGCGGAGTATCGAACAACTTTACAGCCTGAAGGATGATCGAGGCGAACCCATCAATGAAAGTGCCAAAAACTTCATTGTGATGTGCCCGGTTTCGTTGTGGGCCAACATGAGTTCCGCCGTCAAGAACCCCAATTTTGGGGTGGGTGTCACCAATCCGCTTTCTGCTCAGGATGACTTTACCGTGCGCGTGGTTTCCAACCCGCGTTTGACCTGGACGGATAAGTTCACGACGTTGCGCACCGACAGCGTTATTAAGCCGTTTATCCGCCAGGAAGAATACGGCCTGAAAGTGGATGCGATTGCGGAAGGTTCGGAACTGGCATTCAAAGAGCGTCGTCATGAATACGGTATTGAAGCCAGCCGTAACGTGGCCTATGGCTACTGGCAATATGCTTGCCTGACAACGCTGGTTTAATCGCCGGGTAAATGTTTAACCTGATCAGGAGACTGAGAATGAAAAACTATGAAGTAAATTCTGTTTCGGTGACCTTGCATCATGGCAAGGTTCATTTGACAGAAGATCAAGCCAATGCCCGTCGACACGCGTTGAAGACGGTGAGCCGGAAAGCTGGTATTTACGAGCTTCGAGGTCCCACCAGCTTTAAACGGCGTGAGATTTTCGGTTATGACGGGGCCATCAATAAAGCGTTAATGCTAGAAGTGGATCCGACACAAGAAAAGCCGAAAGCCGCCAGCAAAGCGCGGACGGAACCGGTACGTCGCTCTGCTCCAACGAAGAAGTCTGATTCATCGCGAAAGAAGGTGAAAACTACTGTCGCAACGACACCAGAGCCAACGCTGGAACCGACACCAGAGCCAACGCTGGAACCGACACCGGAGCCGACGAAGTAGGCGATGGTCACCGCGTTTGACACCGCATGTGAGGTACTGTTCTCCGACCCAAATTTGGGCGAGAGCGGTACCTACACACCCAACAGCGGAGCTGCTGTCAGTCTGAAAGTCATCCGCAATTCTCGGAAGATGGAGCAGGTTGGCGATCCTTTCGGTCGTGTCGGGCATCACATCCCGGCACATAGCGCCGAAGTGCTGGTGAGAGAATTGGCCGCTGAGCCGGAAGATGGGGACTGCCTGCAAGTCGGTGATGAGAAATTCAAGGTTCGTTCGGCGGAGCAGGATGAGGAAAAGCTTGTCTGGCGGCTCAACCTGGACAAGGTGGGGTAGGCAGTGACGCTTTCGATTCGAGAACAGGTATTGGCGGCGCTGGTGATCCGGCTGGAAATGCTCGAAGGAGCCAGCGGCATCTATAATCTGCGGGTCGAACGCAATCGCGATGCACCGGTGACGCACTTTCCGACGCTGGTGGTTTATGACGGAGATCAGACCGCCCGGACGGATACCCACGGGCAGACCGCTTACGCGATGCAAGTGGAAATTGAAGGGTGGATCGCTATCGAAAGTGCCGACGGAGACACCAATGTCGGCAGCAAACTGAACGCCGTCTATGCGCAAGTGATCGGAAAAATCAATGAGGACCGCACACTCGGCGGATTGTGTGTGGACCTGGACGAACTGCAGGCGGAATTTGTGCCCAATCTGGGCGAGGGCCAAGCTCCATCGGGTGGTTTCAGCATTGACATCGAAATTGAATATTGGACCGCTGAGGGCGATCCATTCACGTTAGGACCAGCCGTTTGATGATTAACACAGGAGGAACTTCATGACTCAAGAAACACCCAGCCACCGCAAGCAGGCTGTGCAGCCCCGCAAGGCAGACTCGACCAACACCGAACCGCTGAAACCGGAAGAGAAAAAGCTCTCCGGCAAGGCGAAGTAACAACCTGTAGAGGAGAACTAGACCATGGTACTACGCACTAGAAATTCCGCACTGCTGGCGAAAATTGAGGTCACCGAGGGGACCGAAGAAACCCCTACCGCTTCGACGAATGCCATTTTGATTGAAAACCCAAGCATTTCTCCAAACGTCAATCTGATTGACACGAATGAAGTCACCGGGTCACTGGACAGTGAAGGGCCGATCGTAGGTGGAATGCAAGTCTCTGTCACGTTTGATGCTTACCTGAAAGGCTCTGGTGCAGCGGCTTCCGCTCCGGAAATTGGCCCTTTGCTTCGAGCTTGTGGATGGGCGGAGACGATTACCAGCACGGCAGTTCCCTCAAGCGCAGAAGCCTGCGGTGCTGGTGGCAGCACTACGACAGCTGAGCTTGGCGCGAGTGCCGGAACTACTCTCCAACAGTATCGCGGAATGCCGATTAATTTCACCACTGGTGTTATTGGCAGCAGTTTTATCATGGACTACACAACCGGTAAAATTGCGACGCTGACCGATACGCTTGGTGGTGCCATCAATGCAGGAAGTAATTATCAGATCCCGGTCAATGTATTGTATGCTCCAGCCTCCACATCGATCCCTTCGCTGACCCTCTATATGTATATGGATGGTTTGCTTTACAAAGTGGTGGGAGCGCGTGGCACATTCACCTTCCAACTCGAAGCGGGCGGCGTGGGCCGATTCTCTTTCAGCTTTACTGGACTGTTCCTCACGAAAACTGATGCGGCGGTGCCAACCGCAACCTACGACAGCACTCGTCCGCCGGTCTTTAAAGGCGGCGTGATGAAGTATGATCGTGGGGCAGCGGCGGTGAATGCCCTGTCTTTGGATAACGGGAACTCGCTGACTTATCCAGACAACCCGAATGCCGCTGAGGGCTATGACCCCGGTCAGATCACGGCTCGGCGTATGACTGGATCGATTGATCCTACGGAAACGCTGGTCGCGACTCGAAACATTTTCAGCGACTTCCGGGACGGCACTCGCAAGATCGTTCATGCGAGTCTGGGCGGCTCGGCGGGGAACCGGATCGGGATCACGATTCCGTCTGCACATGCGCGATCGTACCAGCCCGGCGACCGGGAAGGAATTGCCGTGACCAGTGTGGAATTTCAATGTGTGGGGCAGGACGCTGGCGCGTTCCTCTGCTTCTATTAGGAGGGGGATATGTTTCCACTCACAACTAAAGAGCCGGTGCGATTCACTCCTGCAAAAGGCGACAGCAAGATAGATCCGCCGGTTTATCTGGTGGCCGTGGCGAGTGTATACGGTCGAGCAGATTTCCGGAGCCGAATGGCGGAAATGGGGCTTTCTTCTCCCAGCGATGAAGACACTCGCGAGCGATTGATTGAGGGTATTCTGGCGGTGGTCGAACAAGATCAACAACAGGATTTGATCACGATCGTGGAGGAAGTGGGCAGCTATCAGGGCAAACCGCTTCCGGAGGATCTCGACAAGCTGTATCGGGATCTGGAACGGCAAATCCGCCCGCAATACGCTCCTTATGCCGAACTCATTGGCGCGCGAACCCGATTTGTAGAGATGTTGCCGATCCTGGCTTGCAAATGTTTCCTGAAAGGTGCTGAGAATCTGGATTTTGATCTGACTTTCCAAAACGGCATGCTCAGCGACGACAGTCTGAACCAACTGGATCGGGATCATATGGATGCCATCGGCTGGAAAGCGTGGATGCTGATGGAAATCCCCCAGGAACAGGAAAAAAACTCCGCATCGCCGTCGCCATCGCCCGCAACCCCAAAGAATTCAGCCACGGGAAACACCCGCCCGAAGGCACTGAAGGCTGGGAAATCTGCGGCGAGATCTACCCGGAAAACCCCAAAAGCCGGCTAACGCACGGTGACCTGGAAATGGTCCGCCTCTGGCGGCTGTTTAATCCGGGAATGGGAGCGGGACACCTGCCGGAATCCGGCGGAGTCATGGATCAGGCGGCGGCGATGATGGATGCGTTTGCGATGATGAGTGAAACGGAAGCAATGCTGGAGAAGAATAATGAGGCTCAAAGCCGCCGTTAAAGGACAACTGAAACAGTACATCCGCCAAGAAGAGAAGCTGGCGGGCGGGGCGACCCGCACAGCGGCGAAAAGGGCCAGTGGCAACCTGAAGCGAGAGGCCGACCGGCAAATGAGACGGGCGGGAATCCGAGAGTTCAAACGTGGCAAAGCAGAATGGTGGCGGAGAGCCGTGGTGGATACCCGGAGCGACTTTGGACTGGACACCAAAGGGATCGTGTTTTCCAGTTTCTCCAAAGCAGCCCTTACCTTCGAAGAAGGCGCGGTGATTCGGGCCAAAAGCGGTCGCTGGCTGGCCATTCCCGCTGAAGGGCTGGTGGGACTGAATAGTCGATTAAGTAGCGCAGGACTGAAATCGAACCGGGCGGGCAACTCGCTGAGGATCAAGTCCGGTGCCTTGGGAACCCAAGGCGCGCGCGGGGTGTTGGGTGGAACATTGCAGTTCAAGCCCACAGGGAAACCGGGGGTGGCCATGCTGGTTTTGCGGAGACCCGGAAAGGATGACGTGGTGATGTACTGGTTGAAACGGGTGGTTCGGATCAAGAAGAAGATCAGTTTTTATCAGGCCGCAGAGAAATGGGGCAATGAATTCCCGAAATACCTCGTCACCGAATGGGATCGACGGGCAAAAAAGAGCGGGATTGAGTAGCGTATGGCAGGAGGAACGAACCGGAGAATTCGAGTCGAACTCTCGCTGGCGGAATGGCAGAAATTTCGCCGCGACATGCAGGCCGCCGGTGACTCCGGTGAGAAAGCTCTGAAACGCATTGAGAAAGCTGCCCACGGGACAAATAAGGGCTTTGATATAGTCGACCGTACCAGCCGCAATATGCAGCGGTCACTCATCCGTTTCGCTGCCACAGCAGCGGCGGCACTTTCTGTTCGTCAGGTGATTCGCTATTCCGACAGCTACGTCCTACTGGAAGCCAAGCTGAAGCTGGTGACGAAATCCTCCGATGAATTATTGCGGGTGGAGAAGCGGCTGTTTGAAATGGCTCAGGAAACGCGAACGGGACTGGACAGCACCTATACCCTCTATCAACGTGTCACCTTTGCATCGCGGAACTTTTCCGTCTCGCAAGAGGCGGTCCTGAAATTTACCGAACAACTCAACAAAGCCCTGCAGGTGGGTGGTTTGGCCGCTTCGGAAGCGGCTTCTTCGACGCTTCAGCTGACTCAGGCCATTGCCAAAGGCAAGCTCGATGGTGACGAATTCCGGACCATCCTGGAGAGTTTTCCCCCATTGCTGGAGGCCTTGCAGGAAAAGTTTCAGGTCAGTCAGGGCACGATCATCGAATGGGCCAAAGAAGGCAAGTTGGGACCCCAGGCCATCATTGAAGCGCTGAACGAAATGGCAGATGTCACGGATAAGCGGTTCAATCAGATCCCGCTGACCGTCGATCGAGCATTGACCAAAGTGAGTAATTCTCTGGAGCGGTTCACCGGGCAAAATGCTCTCTTCAGGCAAGGTGTCGAATACATCGCGCTGACATTCGACCACCTTTCTAAAACGATTGATGCGGCGGCGGACGCTGCCAATGATTTGGGGAGTGCCATCGCCCGTTACAAGCTGGACCGGATCGGGAATAGCCTGCCCAGTGATTTGACTCCGGAGCAAAGACAGATCGCTCTGGGAAATTACGAAAGGTTGTTGAAAACGGCTTATCCCAACGCCTCGATCAATCGACCGGAAAGCGTCACTGAGGCAACCATCGGGAATGGCTATACCTTTGATGCACTGGGTGGGCTGGTGCCGCCAGGCCAAAACGATAGCGAAGGCGATAAAGGACAATCGAAACACGCACTAGAAGATTACTTGCGGTCGTTGCGTGAGCAAAACGAATTACTCAAGCTCGGAAACAAAGAACGCTTCGTGACTGAGAAGCTCTTGCGAGCAGAGAACGCGGCACGGCGGGACGGAAAGGATCTGACGGAAGATCAGCGGCTGGAAGTCGAGAAGCTCGCCACGGCGCAATATGACCATAATGAAGCGGTTAAAATAGCTGAACGACGGACACGGGAACTGGAGAAAGCCAACGAGGCGGCATGGCGACCGGTCGAACAAGCCTTTGAGCGGATCCAGGATAAGCTCGTTGATATGGTGCTGGCGGGGCGGTTTACCTTCAGTTCGCTGGTCGATCTGGCCAAGCAAGCGGGGGCTGAGATGCTGGTGGCGATGACCATCCGCCCTGCTGTGGCGGGAACCTTTGGTAGTTTATTTGGTGGAGGCAGCCCCTCAGGAAGTTTGCTGGGTGGTGGTGCGAGTGCTGGTGGAGGGCTGGGAAATTTTTCCTCCCTTGGGGGGATCAGTAACGTCTTTAGCGGCCTTTCCAGTGGGTTCATGACTCCACTGATCAATCCGGGAATTGCGTTTAACATTGGGTCCAGCCTGGGGTTAGGAGCGGGAACTGTAGGTTCGCTCCATACGGCACTTGGTGGATTCACCCCGGCGGCGGGTCTTGCCGGATTCGGTGGGAATCTTTTAGGAAATAGCCTGTTCGGTGGTGGCGGATACTCCAGTATTGGAGGGACCTTGGGCGGTATCGCCGGAACGGCTATCGGGTCTGCCTTCGGTCCGTTGGGTGCCCCTATTGGCTCCTTCCTCGGATCGTTGGCAGGCAATGCCCTGGGCGGATTGGTTGGTGGCGGGAAGAAACACCCGGCTGCCAGTTTTGAAGGGCGGGTTACACCGGGCGGGGGCCTGGATGTGTTTTCGCTGCTTTCCAAACACATGGATACCGAGGGTGCGCAGCAAACCGCGCAGCAACTAGCAGGATTTCTCGGCTTACTCGGTCAAACCGGAACCCGATTCAAACCGGCGAGCGTCCAGGGAATTTTCGACCCTGCCGGAGCAAGATTCGCAATCCGTGGTAAGAATCAGAGCTTTTCGTTTGATCCGAATAACGCCAGTTCCACCGCAGATGCCATGCGCAGGCTGACGCTGTATCTCGCACAGACATCCGAGACGGTGGATAAGACCGTGATCGAGACGCTGCGCAAAGTGCAGACATCCGGACGGGATGCTGCCGGGGTGCTCTCGGCTGTTGCCCAGCGGCTGGATTTGATCACCGGTGTGAAATCGATTCTGGAGAATCTGGATGGGGCAGCGGGGCTGCTCTCACCCGAAGCGGCAAGAACCAATTCATTCGATGACCTGAATTCTTTACTGGCTGAACGTTTCTCACGACAGATCAGCAGTCAGGAAGTCGGGCAGTCCGTCCAGGCGTTTCTGGCAACCAGTGCGGGCTACTACGGCGGCAGTGGCACGGGTTACGTGAAAGACGTGGATACCGTGAGAGATCTCCTGAACCGCACCCTTGGCAATCTGCCTTCTTTTGATGTTGGGACGAATTACGTTCCCCGTGACATGATTGCACAAATTCACAAAGGCGAGGCGATTATTCCGGCGCGTGAAGCTTCCACACTGCGGGGGACCGGCGTGAGCGAGAGTCTTGACAGGTTGGTGGTGTTGATGCAGGGCATGATCACCCAGGTGGGCCGTCAAACGATGGAACTCAGCCAGGAATTGATGAAAAGCCGCCAGGAAATGATTTTGATGCAGAAGCAACTCTCTCGCATGAGCGCGGCATGAACAAAAGTATTTACGCGATAGAAATCAAAGCGTGGGATGTGACTGCGTCTCAGGAAGTGACGCTGACTTACGCCGAAGAAGGGTTCGCCACTAAAGCCACCGATACCCCCGCAAACACTCACTTCTCACCACGAATTAGTGAGGCGGGGAATTTCAGTCAGTTTCTGGTAGACATTTTATTAACTGATGGACGAAGCCGCGCGGGATACGGTGAAATCATTCTAGTAAATCCGGACGGTGCGCTGGATGCCCTGGCAGAATACGGTCTGGATGGGCGAGAACTGGTGATCCGGTATGGGAAGCCGGGTGCCGCGTATCCGTCAGACTGGGATACGGTGCTGACCGGAACACTCTCTCAGGTCGAGTTTGGCTGGGATACCGTTCGGCTCTTGATCCGGGATCGGCAGGCGGAAATTCGTGACCTGCCCTATCAGGACACGAAATTTGCCGGGGATAATGTGTTGCCCGACGGTGTGGAAGGCGTGGCGGCTGACTTGGAGGGTAAGCCGAAACCGAAGCTGCATGGCAAAGCCCTTAACATCAACCCGCCGATCGTCAACACGTCCAAACTCACGTTTCAGGTCAGTGCCGGGGAAATCAATTCTCTGGATGCGGTGTATGTGGGCGGGCTGGCGCTCACGACAGGTTCCTCGCATGCCTCGCTGGCTGCCTTGCAAGCCGCGACCGTGACCGCTGGGGAATATGACTATTATCTGGGTTCCGTCAGTGACGGAGCCTATTTCCGTATGGGATCCACGCCCGACAACCTTGTCACCTGCGATGCCACGGCGGGAGCGAATGCGGCGGCTCGCACTGCCGGGCAAATCGCCAAGCAGATTATGCTTGATGCAGGCATTGACTCAGGGGACATCGATAACGACTCAGTGACCGAACTTGATACCGATAACTCTGCCGTCATTGGGCAATGGAGCGGTAGTGACGAATTGACCGTCGGCGCGGTGCTGGATGCTGTGCTGGGGTCTGTTGGAGGATACTGGAACATTGATGCGACCGGCAATTTCTATGTGGGTCGGCTGGAAGCTCCCGCAGGTATGGCAGTCTTTACCATTCGTGATTATCACGTGCTGAACAGCGGCGGTAGCCCCATTGAGAGATTGCAAACCCGTGGTCAGGGAAACGGGCTGCCGGTTTGGCGGGTCGTCCTCCATTACCAGAAGCATTACGCCGTGCAACAGGGGGCGGATGTGGTGGCGGCAGTGGCACAGGACCGACGAGCCAAACTGGCCGAGCCATGGCGAACTGTAGTTGATGAGGATGCCAGCGTGAAAACGGCTCATTTGCTCGCGCTGGAGCGTGATGTCTTTACCTTGTTGGATGACGCGGCGGCGGCGACCACGGAAGCAGAGAGACAGCAGGTGTTGCATGGAGTAAGAAGAGACACTCTGAGGGTGCAGATACCCACTTCGCAACTGTCTGTCCTTGCGCGCAAGCTGGGAAGCGTGGTAGAGATAAATATCAACCGCTACGACTGGAGCGGCGGGAAGAAATTTGTGGTAATGGGCGTGACGGATATTTTTTCCCAGCGTCTGACCACACTGGAACTGTGGGGGTGATTCAGAGGACGAATGGGAAATATCTTCTTTGCATACCCCAATTTCGCTGATGTGGATTTTTATACGCCGGTGCTGTCAGGCGGCAGTTGGGTCAGCACTCTGCCGCTGGCCAACTTGCAAACGGATGTTCTTTCCCAAGTCGCCCGATCCACTGATGCCGACAGCGACAACACCCAGTTGCATGCGGATCTTGCTGTTGTCCGAGATGTGCAGGCGGTGGTGATCCCCACTCATAACTTCTCCCGGTCAGCGGAAGCCCGCGTGCGAGCCAGTTCACAGCTTGCTTTCAGTGGAGCGAGGCTGGAAACCGCTGCCACTGAAACGGACACATCGATCACCGTCGAGTGCCCTGGTGGAGCGGTGATGATACGCAAAGGGCATAGTTTCCAATTAACGGGAGATGAAACGCTCTACACCGCGACCTCCGATCTGGGGTTGGGGACCAACCGACTGGCCAACAGCGAAGACATGACGGCGAGTGGATGGTCGGTGCTTCTGGCGGCGGTGACGGCAAACCAAACGACAGCACCCAATGGATCCGCTACAGCGGACTTGTTGCTGGAATCCACTGCGGCGGGGACGCACGTATTGGCGTATTCGCCCGTAATCGGGACCATTCCCACGGATCAGCCGCTCACATTCTCGGTGTTTGTGAAGCCCGCTGGAAGAAATATTGAACTGGATCTATCTTCTCCGTCAGGCGCGGCCGTGGCGATTTTTGATATGGATGATCTTAGCGTCGTCACTACCGGTGTCACCGCGGAAGCTTCCATCGGCGACTCAGGGATCACCGCTTTGGCGGATGGATGGTACCGTCTTTGGGTTACGGGAACACTCAGCCTGGTGACCGGCTATCTGTCAGTTGCTCGAATCTGGCTGATG